TAAGATTATCCGCTACATACATATATTTAATATCTTTCATTATACTACTTGGTCTGCTAGGTAAATAATAATATTTTTTTTTATATTGAATTAATCCAGCCATAACTTGTCCATTATGATTCAATAATTGTCTTTTTATAATATATTTATCATTTGGTTTAATTACTTTTTCATTTAATTTGTCTAATAAATCTTTTATTTCACGTAATGTAATATTTAATTTATAATCGTCTGTTTTACGTGAAGGTTTACATTTTTCTAAATTTATATTATTCAATAATACATTTAATTGTTTTATAGGCTCTTGAGTTTTGTCAAATAAATAAGTAATAACCTCTTTTTTATCCTCTTTTTTATATTTTATAATAGGCTCATAAATGTATTTATCAGCATTATTAAGTTTATATCTATATAGAATAAAACTTTTATTGTTATTTTCAAATTCATAATTTGAAAAATCTGATTGTGGACATAATATTTCTAGTTTCTGAGTATTATCATCATTTATATCATTCAATATTATCATATTAATTTGTTCGGTAGTTGAATCTTTAAATAAAATACCTGAAGTAATGATATCCCATAAATAAATATAATCCATATATTTGTATAATTGTACATGGAAATTTTCTAGCCCATTTATAATACGCATTAATCCAGCTAGATTATTGTCCTTCATTTTTTTGTATAAATTATATTTTGAATATTTTGTTTCAATATTTTTATCATTTAATGGTTTATATGTTTTTCTATTTCGGTCTAATACACCGTTTTTATTGTAAAAAATAGATGGAAGTTTTCCGTTATGAAATTGTAATATAGTATCTAAATTTACTTTGTCGATTATAACTCTTAATAAATCTTTATATTCATCATAACCAAATAATTTTGATATAGCAATTAAAAACGAATTATCTGTTTTGTTATAGGTTCCTTGTCTCAATAAACATTCTGATTTAAGTTGTCTATTCACAAAACAATCTATTGAATTATAATTTAAAAATGCGGATAAGGTTACGGTTAAATATCCAAGCCTATCTAGATCTAATGGAATTTTGGTTCCGTCTTGTATATGAGTTTTTTTAGTTTGTTTTCCAGAAAAATCTTCTCCCATAGCCTCTTTTATTCTTTCGTTTATTTGTTTATTCTTTTCATTATAACAACAAGGCATAAATCTTGATTTTGGGTGCTTATCTTTATCTAAAAATCCAATTAATTGTCTTTTTATATATTTTGGGTCTGTTTTTAATTTATCACTAAATACTTGGAATATATATTTATCTTTTGGTATTGGGGATTTATCATTGAATTTAGTTTCGGTAAATACGTGTTTTTCTAATTTTTGTTCTTTTATTTCCTGTTCTGTAATTGGAACATCTCGTTCAAAATCCCAATACAATGGACACATATAATAGTTATTTTCATATTCTATTATTGAATCACCCTTGTAAGAATCTGGCGCTATTTCATCTATTCTTTTCTTTTCGTCTTTAGATAATACAATTGGTTGCTTTCTATATTGCCAATCACAAGTTGTAGAATATCCTTTTACAAAAAGATCTTTATTTGTCCTTTTTAACTTAGTTAAAAATGGTACTCTATTTTTGAAATTAGACAATAACTCTTTTGTGTCTATACCTGCATTACGGTTCGAATTTGAATTATAGGATGATTTGTTATTTGTGTTAGGTTTAAATTTATCTTCGTAACTTTTTATAGATGAATCGTCATTAGATGTATCGTCGTTAGATGAATCGTCATTAGATGTATCGTCGTTAGATGAATCGTCATTAGATGTATCGTCGTTAGATAAATCTTCTTCAGTTTCTTCATATTTTTTAATTAATTTTGTAGGTGGTTTGATTTCTGTTTCTATTTCAAATTCATCAATAGATGGGTTAGATTCTGTAGGTGACTTAGGTTTTTCTGACGAACCCTTTGATTTAGACTGAACAAGGTTATTCGTTGGTGAACTATTAGACGAATTGGTAGACAAATCATTTGATTTAGGCTGAACAAGGTTATTCGTTGGTGAACTATTAGACGAATTGGTAGACAAATCATTTGATTTAGGCTGAACAAGGTTATTCGTTGGTGAACTATTAGATGAACCATTTGATTTAGACCGAACAAGGTTATTCGTTGGTGAACTATTAGACGAACCATTTGACGAAGAATTATTCATGACTAAGGGTGTTATTTCATTCAGACTATATATTGGTGAATTGAAGTTATCTATTTTAGAATTATCTGAATTTTTATTTAATATACTCGTATTAGGTTTGTTCATTGTAACTTCTTTTACATCTTTTACAATATCTTTCAGATTATTTATTTCTACTAATCCGTCTTTTGTTTTACCTTGTAAAATATGAATTAAATTTGATAAATATAACTTTATAATTTTAATATATTTATAATTATTTATATTAGTGACTTTAATGTTATAATTATTATTAGATACACGACTTATAGTAATATCTATTCCAGGACTAACTAAATTTCTTTTATTCCTTCGTTCATTTTCTTTCATATCTGTCATTTCATATACTTCATTTATTTTATGTAAAACCATTTTCTCGGTAAGAGAATTAAACTGGGTTGTTATATTTTTTATAATATAGATTACATCATAATTCTCTCTTAATAAATGTATAATACGACTTCTTATATTATCAGATTCTATATAATTAGACACTTTCAAAAATTTTAAATTAATCTTATTATCATCTCCTTCATAATTAAAAATATTGTTAAAATAATTTTTAATATTTGTTATTTTAAATGGTTCTTTTGTTATTAAGTTGTATTCATAATTCATTTTAATAATTTCAATATTTTCATTTGAAAATCTAGAAAAATAATTAAATATTGAATTACCTAGATCAAAATTTTTTATAATAGTATGAATAATCGTTTTAGTTCTTAAATGGACCCATTGCTCAAGCTCTCCTATATCATGGATTGTATTGTTTTTGATATTAATTATAATTTGTCCATCTCTATTTAATTCTAACGTTACATCAATATCCCTATCTGTAAAATATATATGAATGGTTTGTTTTTTTAAATTAGAATCTGAAATTGTATTAATTTGTTTTTTACTTAAATAAGGCGTAAGCATATTATTTTTAGAATAATCGTTTGTATATAGTCTCAACAATATATCTTGTTCTTTATTTAAATTTAGTTGTATAATAGGATTAAATTTATTGCTATTCATAACTTTAAATAATAATTCAATAGGTATATATACTTCTTCATTTGGATATATTATAAAAGATAATGTATCTATTTCTTCTTTACTATTAAATGTGTCTGACTTATCAAATATATTTTGTTTATTTATATAATCTATTTGTTCGCTATAATCCGGATTATATATTTTGGTCAAATCAAAATTACGCTCATTGTAAATATATGGAAAATATATTTTGCTATAATCTTTTATAGATTGACTAGAATGTTTATTTAAATCACTCGCCAATACTAAATAAATTTTATTTTCCTTAATATTATTATAATCTAACAATAGTAATCTAGATTGGGTATCCGATACAGTAGAATATTTTTTATGATTTAAGAAAGGGTTTACCGAATATATTTTTTCTTTTATATTTATTCCGATTGGTTGTAACATAGATTCAATATCGGGTAATTTCATAGATATTAATTCGTCCATAGTAAATGTTTCTTGGTCTTCTATTTTTATAGGAATATTATAGTTTTTTGAAAATATTTTTAAAGATTCTCTAGTAATTACATAATTAGAGTTTAAATATTTTTTAATTTCTTCATAGGATTTAATATTTATTTGTTTTTCATAAAATAAATAATATTCATGTAAATTTTTAACCTCTATTTCAGTGGATATTTTATATTTTAAATATTCTATACTATCATCATTGTATATAGGTATTGTACTAATAGGAGTTTCTTTTCTTTTTTTACTATTATAATTGAGTAAAATAATCGTATATTTATTTTCAGTAGACAATTCTTTTTCCGAAATACCTTTATCTTTTTCTTCTAATTTATCGACAAATATTATTTTCAAAAAATCATTATAGGTTATGTCTGTATATTTTTCTTTGAGCATTATTTTTTTAATGAGTGATTTATTTAATTTACCATTCTCTATAAAGGTTATTTCTTCTAAACTATCGAAGTTGTAATCTTTTGGGTCTATATTCAAATAAAAATCTAAAGATTTTTTGAGTATTTTTTTGTCTCCACTTTTAAATTCTGACATAATTTCAGCATAAACTTGTTTTTTATCATATGTTTTGTCATATGTTTTTTTATGAACGGCATCTATAATCATACGTTTATTTGAATTATCATTTTGTTCAATTTGTAATATATAATTATCCATATATAAATAAATAGTATAATATTTATATATGACTTTGTTAAATATAATAGTAGCGTGTGACGAACAATTTGGTATAGGTAAAAATAATACAATACCTTGGTATAATAAAGAAGATTTAAAACATTTTTATAATTACACAAAAGGAAGTTGTGTAATAATGGGCCGAAAAACATGGGATAGTATTCCTAATAAACCTCTAAAAGAACGAGAAAATATTGTTTTATCCAGAAGTCTAATAAGTGATAAATGTAAAGTATTCAGAGATATAGATGAAATTATGGATTATATTAAAAAATATAATACTGTATGGATTATTGGTGGGAGTGAAATATATAATTTATTTTTGAATCGTAAAATAGATTATATATATATAACTATTCAAAATGGAGTATATAATTGTGATACATTTTTTCCAAATATATTAGATTACGAAGAAATAGAGACAAAGTCCTTAAATGAATATTCTACATTACATATTTATAAATCAAAATAAGGATTATCTTTTATAGGCATACTACAATATTCCTTTGGATTTTTCGAATAATCTTCTAATGTATATACATTACATTCACTTGCTTCTTTTATTAAAAACTTAAAATTAATCCAAAAGTCTTCCTTATGTCCAATTGATTTTGTAGCTATATGGCTCATTTCGTGTAAGGCTACAAACATTAGTGTATTTTCGTCAATTAAATTATCGTCTTTATTTTTTTCTTTATTCAAACAAAAAGCAATTTTTCTACCTTTATTTTCGCTATATGCTGTATATTCGCTATTTGGTAATATTTCAACAATTTTTTTTGGATTAAACCTAGATACTAATCTATCTACTACTTCATTATCTTTGTATTTATTTTTTAAATAATCAACAAGTTTATTCATTTTTATCGCGGTTTTTGCTAATAAGTCGCTCGCTTTATTCATATTTTTTCTTTCACGAACACAATATTTTTCTCCATCTAATGTAGATACTACACATGTTAAATGAAAAAAATCGGATTCTGAATACATTTTATAGGCTATCCCTATAACAAAAATAATAATAATATATCCTAATATATCATCTTTCATATACATTATTATATTATTATTTAATCGCATCCATCTATTTCCAATGACCGACGATGATTATCTGCCTCAATAGTAGTATTATTCCAAGGACCGATATTTGTTTTAGGAATAATAGGTTCAGATCTTAATTGTAGGTTCGGATTTCTTAAAGAACTTCCAACGGTATTAATCCCGTAATTTGCTCCAGCATTTAATAAATTAATATTTTTTAAATCTGGTGTAACTGGATTCATCGAACTCCATTCGTTATTTGTATTCTTTGGTAGTAAATCAGATGGAGTAGTTGTGGATTGATTATTACAAGTTGAAACTGTATTTACTTTTGTTCCTAAATCATTTACTGGCATATAATTATCATTTACAGATTCATCACCATTCAAAGATGTTGGATTTAAGGAGGTCAATGTATCTTTGTATGTTACTTTATCTCTATTATATTTCATAATTACAGCTCCTAATATTAAAATGCCTAATATTAATAATACATTAAAAGTTAACCCTCTTTTATCTTTAGTCATTTTACCAAATTTCATTATATAAGTATAATATAAATTTTTTTTTGAATTAAGATAATAATGTAATATTATTTAAATAAATGGATGATTTTTGATTATTATATATATTTTCATTTACTAATTTTGTATTATTATGTAATACATTTTCCGTTAGTCCTACGTCATTTATTTTATCACAATTAGGCATATAATTATTACTTGTTATATTCTTATTATACAACCCTTCCCTACTAAATAAATAATTGAATAAAACAATAGATATAAGTATAATAAGATATTTCATATATTATACTTATATTAATCTGTGTCACTTTCTATATCTTCTTCAAATAGTTCATTTAAATCTATATTTACTCTTATTTTTTTTTTCATAAATGTAATTTTAAGATGTTCTAAAATATCTTCATTTATTTTTCTATCTATAATCTCATATATATTCGCAAATTCATCATTATTAGATATATTAAATACTTCATCTGATTCAATAGTATCTAATTTTACTTCGGTCATATCATTTTCGGTCGTATCATTTACTTCGGTCGTATCATTTACTTCGGTCGTATCATTTACTTCAGTCATATAATTTTCGGTGATATCATTTTCGGTCATATCATTTTCGGTCGTATCATTTTCGGTCGTATCATTTTCGGTCATATCATTTTCGGTAATATCATTTCCGGTGATATCATTTTCGGTCGTATCATTATTTTCATCACTAGAATTATCTAGTTCATGTTCTAAATAATCATTGCTATTACTTTCATTTTCTTCTAAATATATATCTTTATTTGTCTCTTGTTGTAAATGAACATTTGATTTACTTTCATCGTTTGATTTACTTTCATCGTTTGATTTACTTTCATTGTTTGATTTACTTTCATCGTTTGATTTACTTTCATCATTTGATTTATATTCATCTAAAACTATAACAGATTTTAATAAAATATCTAACATAAAATTTTTACTATTAAATGTTATACCTTTAATATGGAGCGTTGGTACTATTTTATAATTTTTAATTCGTGATTTATTTACAATACATCCTTTATTGTCTATAATGATTAAATTATTTTTGTCTAATGAACAATTTATATCATAACACCCTTTTTGAATATTACTCTTTAATGGAGACAAAAATGAATTTTCTATATCTGTAAATGATAATTCTTCATCAAACCATTCGGAACTTTTATTAAATATAAGTTCAATCGCAAATTTATATAAACTTTCAATCCATAATGCATAATCTTGACTTGCTAATGAAATACATATAGAATCATTTATTTCCTTAAATGAATAACATACGCGGTTCGTTTGAATAATAAATGGGGAATCATTATATGTAATATTACAATAATAATTTTCATTATCATTTGTTTCAGGTTCACTTAAAAATATAAGACTTTGGTCATATTGTTCTAATATATTCATTTATACTGATAAGTTAAATAAATAATAATAATATGACGCAATATATATATATGAACGAGCTTCAGAAAAATATGAATAATTTAATACGATTAGACCTTGAACTGAATACATTAAATATTAATGTTTCTAAAATAAAAGAAGATAAAAGAAAAATAGAAGAAGTAATTAAAGATATTATGATAAAAGAAAACTTAAAAGATAAACTATTTATACTTAAAAATAAGAAGATAAAATATAATGAGACTAAAAGTTATCAATCATATAGCTTAAAATATGTAGAAGATAGGCTAAATGAACTTATAGAAGATAAGACAAATGTAGGTTGTATACTTAAATATTTAAAAGAAAACCGTAAAAAACAAATAAATACCGAAATAAAAATATTAGATTATAATAATGAATGATATATGCTTTCCTATAGGATTAAATATTAAAAAAGGTATAACTGTAAATATGCTATGTATCAAAAAAAACTTTGATTATCACATGGAAAAAAGAATATTAGATAAAATATATTCAAGTGAATCAAAATCAAGTTCACTTAAAAATATTAAACCTAAAAAAAGTAAAACACGAAAGAATTATTGAATACTCCATTTATCTTTATTGAATGGGGCTATTAGCATATCTTGTTTATCTTTCGCAATTTTATCTAGTTCGTCTTGGTCAATCGCAGGGGAATAAGATAATTTGAGACGTTCCATGTATTCAGTATCTTCTTTTGTTTCTTCTGGTTTTTTTCCAAAACAGTTTACCCCAAATCTTACATTTACATTGTCTATAAATCCACCATTTATACCTGGTCTACCACAATCATTCTCATGTCCTGGTATAAGTTTTAAATTATTGTATATATCTAATTGAGTAGGAAATAACGCAAGCTGATCTTCTGACCATCCGTAACTACACCAATTGGCACCTTTACTATAAGCATCTTCTACTTCGCTATATGTTGCTAATCTAGCATTATATTTTCTACATATAGAACGAGCTTTATCATAGGAATGTTTATTATTTGGTATATGAAATACTTCACCACTTTCGTTACTATCGCACGTTGGGTCGGGTGTGTCTGTCTTTTTACTTACATTTATATCTAATTCAGTTGTTTTAGAATTGAATAAGTTTTTTAATTCCGTAGAAAAATTATAATCATAATTTTGTATATTTACTCCTATAACTAAAACTAAAACAACCCATAATATAATTTCGATTATAATCATTAAAGGACCACTTGACCCAGTTGAGTTTCCAAATAAAGAAAATATTAGAATATAAACCATTACAACTACACCTAATAATAAAACATAAGATATCTTAAATGAATCAAAGGATTGATTGAATATATTCGAATAAAATTGCGGTAAATAATCTGTAGAGTTTACACTAATATCTAAACTCATTTTATATTTATTTTTATTTTAATTTTCTATAAAATAAGCAATAATTGCTTGGTTGAATCAATACGCTTATCTTTTTTATTTCATTGTCATTGAATTCTAACCAAGTGCCTCCTTTTTTTATAAAAGAATAATAATGTCCGCCATATACATTTCCATCATGATTTATTATAGCAAATAATTCATATCTACAAGGATTCAACACATATGGAGACATATCTATAATGGTTTCAAATAATATTTTACTTTTATTTTTTTTACCATATATTGTCCAACGTTTGAAATTAAATACTAATATAGGAGGTTCGTATACAATTTTTGTTATTTTATAAACATTCTTTTTTTCATTTGTTTTATCGTCAAACCAAGCATTATCGTCACATAAATATTCATCTTTAAATGTTGTATCTAAACAATCATATAAAGTTATATTATATTTTTCAGGTATTGATAAATCAATATTCCAATTAGACTCATACTTAGTAGATACTTTTTTACGACTTTGGTCTAAATAATGTATTTCATATAAAGAAAAAAACAAATGAGTTATAATAGAATTATCCTTTTTATTATATTGATTTATATAATTATAGCATGATTGTATTGGAGTGTTGTCTAATAAATTATAACTATTATGAATAGTTTCTAATATAAATAATAAATATTCACTCGCATCGGCTTGTTTATAATCTAAAAACTCTGCCTTATTTTTTTTTTTAAATATCTCATTATTTATGTGAATAAACCGATTAGGTGATATATGGACACCTTTATCCATTAAACTTTTTAAGTTTTTCCATTCAGATGTGATATAATAGTCGGGTGTATCTTTATTATAATTAGTATAATTATCTATATATTCATTTAACTCGTAAATGCTATGTAAAACTTGTAATACTGAATTTATATAACACGTGTTTCCTAAATTTACCAAGCCAGATGACATAATAAATTATATATATTTAGTTTTAATTAAAAATAATATATTTTTATTGAATACAATAAAATGGTTTAAGAGCTTAAGTTAAGTTATATTCATTATTATTTTTACGATTATCTAATAAGTCTGTTATAATTTGTTGGTCAATTATTTTTGTTTTTAATATGAATAATGGTCTTACAGGACTATAAAATTTCATAAATATATTAATTAATAAATTTAATACATGACCTTCTATATGAATAAAAGTTCCTAACAGTTTATTTATAAATAATTCATAATTATTATTAAATATGTTGACTATATCTTTATAATTGTCTTGTTTCATTATTATATCTATATGAGTTACGTCAAAATACATATAGAATTTTTGGATTTTTTCATCTTTACCGATATTTTGAATGGTATTATTTAATTCGTCAACAAAGGTTAACCATTTTAAAGGCGTCAATGATGTATTATTTATAACACACGATAATTTATGACATAGTCCTTCGTCGGTTATATTGATAACAGCGTAAGAATTCATTAAATAACTTATGAATCATTATTTATATTATAATTATGTATTAATGTTTTTGCATTATTATTATATACATCACCACATAATTTAGAAGATTCGTATATTTCTTTTAATAATCCACTAGGAGAACTTGTGCCAAACTTAATTAGATTTTTTGTTTTTAAAAAATTCTTTATAGTATTTAATTTTGTATTTTTTAATTCTCTTTTAAGTTGATCTATATTTTTACGAGTTTTATTGCTTTTAATTAAAATACTTATTGTTTTATTTTTTAAGTTTTTTCCCAACTTGAATGTTTTTTTAACTTCTCTTTCCTGAATATAAGGGTCTTTTGGTGCCATATCAAAAACATCCACTTTATCTAAATTAATAGGTATATCATTCATAGGACAAATAGGGATAGGATTGGGGTTAGGATTAGGACAAATAGGGATAGGATTGGGGTTAGGATTAGGACAAATAGGGATAGGATTGGGGTTAGGATTAGGACAAATAGGATTGGTTTGTTTCCATTCTCTAAATGTCGGTTTCGTTCCATTTTTCAAATTACTATAGTTAGGTACTTTATTATCAAAATTATCTTTATTTAATAAAATATTTTTTTGTGTTTTTTTATGTTGTTTTAGCTTTTCAAGTAACATTTTTCTTATATTTGTACTATTTATAGTTATCGGTTCACTTAATTGAGTCATTTTTTTAGTCTTTTTATCTTTTTTACTTTTGATAGATAAGTCTGAAGGATTTATACTTATGCTCCGAATACTCATTATATCATTATATTTAAAAAAAAATATATAATTATACTAACAAAATTGAATTAAATATAATTATATAATTATCATATCAATGGATCATTATAAGGAAACCGATAGCTGGACTGTAATCGAATCTTATTTCAAACACATTCACTTACATCAACTTGTTAAACATCAAGTTGATTCGTACAATGATTTTATACAAAATCAAATGATAAAAACCATTGATATGTTTAACCCTTTAATTATTAAATCTCCACATGATTACTTGCCCGAATTTAAAAAATATAGATTAGAAGTAGAAATCGAATTTGAAAATTTGGCGATTTATCGTCCAGAAATTCATGAAAATAACGGTTCAACAAAGTTAATGTTTCCAAGTGACGCACGACTTAGAAACTTTACATATTCTTCTAACTTTACACTTGATATGAAAATTAAATATATTATTCGTAATGGAGATAATCTTGAAAATGAAGAGCATAAACAAATACATTTATCTAAGATTCAATTTGGAAAAATACCGATTATGTTAAATTCGTGTATTTGTGTATTGAAACAATATCCAAATATTAACCCAGATAATGTAAATGAATGTAAAATGGACCCAGGAGGATATTTTATTATCAATGGTTCAGAAAAGACGTGTTTAGGTCAAGAAAAACCGGCAGATAATAAAATATTTTGTTTTAAACAAAAATCAGGTCATAAATGGTTATGGACGGCAGAATATAGGTCAGTTCCTGACTGGAAATGTATATCTCCTAAACAAATATATATGATGATTAATTCTAAATTATCATCCTATGGTAATGAAATATTAGTTCAATTACCCCGGTTAAAAAAACCTATCCCATTATGTATTCTATTTCGTTCTCTTGGAGTAGATAGCGATAAAAAAATTTGTAGTCTTATTGTATTAGATATTGAGAAGGAAAAACATATATTAGAATATTTAAAAGCTTCTATATATGAAGCTTCGGAATATAATAATTATGAAGAATCATTAGAATATATCATATCAAATGTAATTTACACGCCTATAAATATGGATAAAGAAGAAGGTCATAAAAAGAAAACCGAATTTGCTTTAGATGTATTATCGAATGACTTGTTTCCTCATTGTAAAACAAAAGAAGAAAAAATATATTTGTTAGGATTTATGGTTAATAAATTAATAAAATCATTTTGTGGTATAGAACAACAAACTAACAGAGATTCTTATGAAAATAAAAGAGTCGAAACAACCGGTACATTATTAAATAATTTATTTCGCAATTACTTTAATAAAGTAGTAAAAGATATTCAGAAGCAAGTGATTCGTGAAATCAATAACGGGTCTTGGAAATCAAGCGAGGATTATTCCAATATTATTACATTAACTAATATTTATAAAATAGTAAAGTCAACTACTATAGAAAATGGAATTAAACGAGCACTATCCACCGGTGATTTTGGTATAAAAAGTATGAATACGAATAAAGTAGGTGTTGCTCAAGTATTAAACCGTTTAACTTATCTATCTACCTTAAGTCATTTACGACGCGTAAATACACCTATTGATAAAAGCGGTAAACTTATAGAACCTCGTAAGCTACACGGATCTACTTGGGGGTTTTTATGTCCGGCTGAAACACCTGAAGGTCAATCAGTTGGTGTTGTAAAAAATCTTAGTTATATGACAAATGTATCAACTTATTCAGATAGTACGCCTATTTATGAATATATTAAACCATATTTAATTGAATTAAATAATTATAGTACGTGGTTGTTTTACGACAAAGTCAAAATATTTGTAAATGGTCGGTGGATTGGTGTAACCAATGAACCAAATAAATTATTTCTTGATCTAAAAGATAAAAAATATAAAGGAATGATACATATTTATTGTTCTATTGTATTTAACTATAAATTAAAAGAAATTCATATTTGTAATGAATGCGGTCGTTTAGTTCGTCCAGTATTTAAAGTAAAAAATAATAAAATATTACTTACAAAAGAAATTGTTCAACAACTACAAGATGATATAATAACGTGGAGAGATTTAATCATTCCATTGAAAAGCGAGTATTCGGTTATTGAATATATTGATGCGGAAGAACAAAATAATTCAATGATTTGTATTAAACCGAATTTATTAAATGATAATTATAGTTATACCCACTGTGAAATTCATCCTAGTACTATATTTGGTGTATTAGCTTCATGTATCCCATTTCCTCAACACAATCAATCACCCAGAAATACGTATCAATGTGCTATGGGTAAGCAAGCAATTGGAATTTATGTATCAAACTTTAATAAAAGAATGGATAAAACTGCTTATGTATTAAATTATACAATGAGACCTTTAGTCGAAACAAGAGTAATGAATATGATGAAACTAAATGAATTACCGTGTGGTAATCAAGTAATTGTTGCTATTATGACACATGGTGGTTATAATCAGGAAGATAGTATTTTAGTGAATAAAGGTAGTTTAGATCGCGGTTTATTTCACGCTACAATTTATCATACTGAAAAGGATGAAGATAAAAAGATAAACGGTGAAGAAGAGCTACGAATCAAACCCAATCCAAATACAACCCGAAATATGAAATTTGCGAATTACGATAAAATAAATAAAATGGGAGTTATGAATGAAAATGAAATTATTAATGATAAAGATATAATTATATCTAAGGTAGTTGTAATCAAAGAACATAAAAATGATAATACAAAAGTAATTAAATATGAAGATCAAAGTAAATCTTATAGAACAACTGAGGAATGTTATGTAGATAAGACATATATAGATAGGAATGGAGATGGTTATACATTTTGTAAAGTTAAAATTCGCGCAATGCGTAAACCAAATATTGGTGATAAGTTTAGTAGTCGTCACGGACAAAAAGGAACTATTGGTAATATCATTAATGAGGAAGATATGCCGTTTACAAAAGAGGGCATTCGTCCAGATATTATCATTAATCCACACGCAATTCCATCGCGCATGACTATAGCCCAATTAAAAGAAACAATTATAGGTAAACTATTATTAAAACTAGGATTATTTGGAGATGGTACTAGTTTTGGTGAAATGAATATGAGTAAAATTTATAAAGAACTTCAAAAAAATAACTACGAATCAAGTGGAGACGAGTTATTATATGATGGTAAAACAGGTGAACAAATTAAAACCTCTATATTTATAGGACCTGTTTACTATCAAAGATTAAAACATATGGTAAATGATAAACAACACAGTCGTTGTATCGGTCCAATGGTAAATCTAACTAGGCAACCAGCAGAAGGTCGTAGTCGTGACGGTGGTCTTAGATTTGGTGAAATGGAACGAGATTGTATGATATCTCACGGGGCTTCTAAATTTACAAAAGAACGTATATATGATGTATCGGACAAGTATGCTGTAAATGTTTGTAAAAAATGCGGTATGATTGCTGTATATAATGATAAAGAACATATTCATATTTGTAATGTATGTGAGAATCGCACAGACTTCTCTTATGTGAAAATACCTTATAGTTGTAAATTATTATTTCAAGAATTAATAACTATGAATATTGTTCCCAGAATTATTACCTAAAATAATTATAACTTATATTTTTTTTATTATATATATATAATGAATTATTTAGGAGGTACTATTCACGGTAAACGTTCAGAAGTAGGTTTCCAAAGTACAATGGTTGGTTCAGATGTTGCTATGAAACGCAAAATACTTAGAAAGGCATTTAAATCCAATAATATAAAAACAAATACAGGTGAATCGGTTGGTAAATCAACCATAGGACCTTTTAGAACATCTTTTCACATGGGTGATGTTTTAACTCGTAAATACCAATCGTGTGGTGGTTCAAATCAAGTGAATGGTACTCATGTAAATCGTATAAAGCTTGGTGGCGGAGTAAGTAGTCAATCATGTAATCTAGAAACAAATGGAGTTACACCAATCCAACTACCTCTTGGGAGTGGTAATGGCAAAACCGTAGCAGACTCTTCTCTGTATACTCGTTTCAAAAACCTAGAAACGGTTAATTTAACATATAATGATTCTACGTTTGGTGGTAGTGATAGTCATACAACTTATACAGCGGTAAATCGTGTAAGAAAATAATTTTTTATATCTATAATCTAATGATAAAACATTCTAGATATAAAAAAACTAGATATAAAAAAACTAGAAAAAAAATAAAAGGTGGGTCTATTCCAACTATATTAAAAATAGACGAGAAACAAGTAAATAGTATACTTGCTAAAATTTTTTGTGCTATAAATCCTTTATGTATACTTGAAACTATCGCAAAAGAATTTGTATTTTCTATTAAAATGTTAAATGATATATTATTATTATCTGGATTATATGTAAAAAACTTATTTTATTTAGGATATGAAAGTAATTTAAATAATATATTACCTAAATCTATATGTTTTGATTTATTTGAGGAAAATACATGTAATACTAAGATTTCTAAATTGTTGAATATACAATCTTTAAAAGAAGATAACACTCGTCTTCCAAAGGAGCTTATGTATGTAAAACAGATGAAAGGAGGTAAAACACGAAAACAAAGAGGCGGTTCTTTTAGAGGCACATGTAAAAATAACCAAACACATGGCGTAATATGTGCGGATGACAGAAGTAATATAAACGATTTTAAACCTAAAGAAGAAAAATTTAAAAACCCAATTGTTAAAGCATTAAACGAATATGTAAAATTTCCAACATTAGATATATTTCCAGACAAAGAAACTGCTAATGTATCTTTGTTAAATAATTTAAAAGTATTTAGTATTTTTGATTTGTATAATATATTGAAAATAATAAGGGTATTATATTACATCGACGATGGAGCCCCTATCCCAGAGACACCAAAAGAACCTGAAAAATATAAATTACATAAAGACGATATTTTACGTATTGAACATAATTTCAAAAAATCAAAAGGATTTAAAGAATGGGAAAAATGTAATGACTTTCATTTAGAAAGAGATATTGACGAAGAAACTCGTGAATTATTAACTGAACAATGTAATGTAAAATGTCCAGATTGTACTATGAAAAAACAAAGCTTATTATATTCTTCGGACGATGATGTTTCTGTTTCGTTTAATAATAATTATGATGTAATACAAAAAATTATACAAACTTATTATATTTGTGATAAAAGCAAAACATATGATCATACCAAAATATATGATGTATTAAACGATGAAAATAAACGTATACAATTTATGAATAATTTGACTGAAGAACAATTATTTGATTTTTTTAATATAGGAACTCCCAGAAACAAACAAATTATACAAGAAGATATATTAATTGAATTAAAACAATTAGCTAGATTAAATAAATCTTTATCTCTTCATAGTATTGTTCCTAAATTATTATTATATAAATTGTTCAATGATTCTACACCAAAAGATAAAATAGAATTTCAAAAATTAAACTTTAATTCTAGTGGTGTTCCTTTGTCAAATTTAATCCCTAATTCTAGATAATATACATATAAATAATAAACCTACCATAAACAAATATATACGTTCAATAAGCGTCATGGGTATTTGAGAAAATCCCTCATATTTACTATATAATGCCATATCATCATTCAAAATATAATTATTATTATAATTAGAATAAGATATATCATCTAAATTATCACAATAACTTATATCTGTAAACATATTTACTAACTGAGTTACTGTTTTTGTCTCTATATTAGGAAATAATTCTGAACTACGTAATTCATTATTACTAGAATCTAAAATTTTATTTTGAGACAAATCATAAAAATAAATACCATATCCTTCTCTCATATTTATAAATTCAATGATTATAAGTAAAGATACTATGCTTATTATAAAAATTATACTTAACATATATAATATTTATATATTAATTGATAGTACAATATTTTTTTAAATCATTAAAATATTTTTTTAGCGAACTCTTATAAACAGTATATTCTTCATCAAATATTTTATTTTCGTATTTATTACTTTCCATATTATAGGTAACATCGTATATACTTGATATAGGTGGTTTATTTATTTTAACGTCATTACATTTCATTGGTTCGTTTGATTTATATAGAATAACTATTATTATGAATAATAAAACTAATTTAAGGAACATATATATATATTTTCTATTTTTTATATATGTCGCTGATATATACTTTTCGCGTCACCCCGCAAAATACTCAACCGTATATAAATGGAAAAGCATTAGAAAATTATGCTTATGTATATGGTAAACCCCAACCTATAAAGCATTGGAGAAAACAATATGATACAAGTAATTGTAATATTAAAATTGAAACATTCAAAGAAAATACTTGTAATGGCGTAAAGGTCGGTAATACATGTATAGGCGGAAGCCAAAAAATTAAACGTACTGGAACAACTAATGTAAACAAAAATTATTATAGCTCAACTAGCCAATATTTACAATCAAGACAAAAAACATATAATCAAAATCAAATATTAGGTAAAAATATAAAGGATTATACATATGAATCTACTTATGATTCTTCTGGTTGTGTAACCTACAAACCAAGTAATTTAGCATTTAAAACACAAGGAAGTGTTTCAGCGTCGTTGACTACATTAAAAAATAGAAATACTGAAATTACTAAAAATTCAAATAGTTTCAGAACACCTTATGGATTAAGTGGCGCAAATTATGGACAATATCACGGAAGTTCTCCTTATTTTATAAAAAGAAAAACCAATATATGTAAAGATTGTAAATATCTTGGATATGTTAGACCTATTGTTCTTCTATAGGTAAATTATGTTTTTTACACCATTTAACACATTTTAATAAATGAGATCTTTTAATATTTTCTAAATTTGTTTTCCTATTTTCGTCTAACATATAAGATAATACATTTTGTATATGTTCAATTTGAGTTTGTCCTGTAATAGAATTAATATCTTTTATTTTATCTAAAAATAGTAATGGTATTTCATTATTTAATATACTAGTAATATTCTTATTTTCTACTTCATAATGATTTATCATTTTGTTAATTATATCTCCTATATTTTGTACCATACGAAAACGGATACATATTATATATTTTTCGGAGTTGGCTGGACGACTTGTTAGAGGTTTTATAATATAAATTTCTTCATATAAATAATTTAATAAATATATAAGTTCAATAGATAAAGAACTAAATGTATCAAATAATTTTAATACAAATGAACCTCCTTTTTTCTGTATACACATAGCAAATAATATTTGAGAGAATATTAAGTTTAATGAATTTTCTTCTTGCTTATTAAAATCATTACTGTAATCAAATCCTCCATCACCAGTTACAAAATCAATACTATGTTTATAATTATTATATATATATTCTAAATTTGATTTATGGTATAAATTTCCGGTATTATCTTTTCCATACTCTAATATGATATTTTTATGAATATTTAAATATATTTCATTTTTTTTCCATTTGGGTATATCGTCTTTATCTTCCATCAAAGTCATGCCATAATATGTATCATTCGGATTATTTCTATAATTCGATATTGCTTCTATAAATCCACCCGGACCTTCTGCTAAATGAAATGTAACCATATTAACTGGAAATGAAAAAGAATAATGATTTAATATTTCAATCATTTTGAAATAAGAACGAGACAATGGTTTGTAATTACAAATAGGTAATGTATTATTATCAAAAGATGTATTTATAAATTCATATGGATTTGAATATTTTTTATATTTTTCCCATAATTTAGATTGTTTAGATATTTCAATTTTAATTGAATGGCTATATTCTCTTAATGTTTCATTGATATAACTCATAGATTGGTCGTAATTTAAATTAATATTATTTGCCTCTATTACGCATATAATATCCGATACTGAATAACTTGTCATACTATTATAATTAGATTGATTTTATATTATATTTGTTAGAGTTATTTTTGTTTTTAAACGCATCGGTTTACTTGTAATAAATATATCCGAGGGTTCTTCTTTTTTCTCAATTGTATTGTAATTATATACTAAATTAGGGTCTACATCATTTATCTTTTCAAATACAAATGCTTTATTCAAAAATGATATTTTTTTTTCTTCCTTGCTTAAGCTTTTCTTTTTACTTTCTTTTACTTCTTTTTTATAAGCTTTGTAATAGGTTTCAAACGAATTCAATTGAACCAATTTAAATCCGTAATCTGTCATAAGACGCTCAAAATATTTGAAGTGAACTAAATATTCATCATTTTCGGTATTTATAGAATCTTGAAATACACCAATTTTATATCCGCACGGATCCATTTGATTTATAAAATTATCATTATTTTTGTATTTTTTTTTGATATGCCAAATTTTACTTCCATCTATATGTAATTCATTTAGTTCATTTATTTTTTTATCTTTCAACATTTCGTATACCAATTCACCATCATAACAAGTTCCAATTAAATGACCGTTTAATTTAATTGTTTTACAACAATTCCACATAAAATTATGAATCATTTCTTTACTTTCAAACATGTAATGTAAAGCAAACTGTATGGTTCCTAAATCAAACCCTTTTTTTACGATTCCAAATAGGGGCATATTTGTAAATGTGCTTTTATTTATTCCTGTAATATGATTAATAACCTCTTCACTTATTTTATTTCCTTCAGCAAAATCATAACTTCCTTTACCAAAATCATTATTTATTTTTTTTCCGGTATTACCTTCTATAAATATATATGTATTTTTTGGTTTATCTTTCATTTTTTTCATCTGACGAATATAGCGAATACATGCTCCATCATTTATATTATTAATATTATCCTTTGATAAATCAATTCCTAATACAAAACTCGCTTTATTTTCTAACCATTTATGTAAATCACCTCCTTTACCTACAGCATAGTCTATAATATTACATTCTAAATTACAATATTTATTATATAATGTCTTTTTTATAAATTTATTATGAAATTCTCGTAAATGAGTTGTTTTAGATATTACACCGGTTTTATTATAATATGTATCATCTACTATTATCTCATAATCTATTTCAAGCATAGGATTTGTTAGCATTTCCCTCGTAACTGGATTATGAATACTATTCCAATTACTATTGGCTGTATTTTTATTATTACCAAATGATTTATCATATCGTATTCTTAATGGAACCCATGACATTCGTTTATCTTGATTCATTGTATATTTAAATTCAACCACATTATTATTATATATAATATCGTGTTCATTTGTTCCATTTTCTTCTTCTACATATATATTTCCATTTTCGATTAAGATGTAAGCTTTATAGGCCTCTGTATCAAGCGGATTTATTGGAATAAATAATATAGTTTCGTTATTTGATTTGGATGATTGTCCTCCATTTAATAATTCTTGTTGAGGGTTTAACGTATCATCCGAGTTCGCATTTCCAACATATAAATAAATAATTTGATAATTATCACTCGTTTGTGTATTTGTATTATATATCATTTCAGTTAGAACTTCATTTTTATCATTTGTCGGAAATTTAACTAGAAAATCAATTGTATTAAATTCAGGGGGTTTCCATTTAAAACTATGTTTCCAAGCATATTTTTTATTTTTTACTATATCATCCATAGTCTCCATACCTACACCTAGGATTGACGACGAAAATATAATTCCGTCTGTATTATACATATAACTAGGAGAACCAATTTGATCCAATAGATATTGACATTGAAAATATAAACTTTTTTTTTCGCTTATGAAATGAAACTCTTTGTATATAAATTTGATTGATAATTTATATATATTATCAGCTGATTCATTTATTTTTTCTATTAATTCTTTTAATTTTGGATACCTATTATCTTTGAATGGGGTTTTGCGAATATCTACAACTTTTTCACCATTTTTATAAAAGTATATGTCAAACGCCGCAAATAAATCTATTTGATTATGATCTTTATCGTATTTAATATATTCTCCATCTAATAATGTTTCTGTTAATGTATCATCTTTTACTGTTCTACCAGTAAACTGAACATTTATTGGATTTGTGTTTGTAATAAAATATATATTTTTATCTTTTGCTACAAATAATAATTTTCGTAATCCATCTGCCTTATCTGTAACACAAAAATCCTTTTTTATACATGGTGAATGTTCTAATGATAAATTTGCTTTTTGTAAAGTATATGAAGAAGGTCCTATAAAGCTGGCATATTTAGATGTAGAAAATAAGTTTTTATATTCATTTAATGTTTCTTGTTTAATCTTTTCAGAAATAGGAAAGTTGGTATCATTTTTTCCGCACAATATATACTTTATTGTTTTTTTTATATAATTTGATATAATATCTAAATTTTCTATTGGTTTATCGTGTTCTTCTATTTCTATTTCTATTTCATATATTTCCATAGATTCAAATATACCAGATTGACCCATTTTTGAAACATTCGTTTTCATTTTTACAATACTCATATCAATTAAAATACCTGGCATATCTGGGTGTTTCAAAGTTAAACGGTTCATAAGTCTAAATGTTTTACGATATTTCTTAAATTTGTCTTGTAATGTTTTAATTTCATATTCACTACACGGTATTTCTTTACATATAACAATCTTGAAACCATAATCCTTATTATTAACAGACGATAATTTTGTTTTTTTTATATGAGTTGTTTCGTTTGGCATAGTTTCTGTAGTACAAAAATCCTTAATATGATTTAATCCTTGTATTTCAGAACGTATGTTTTCACTTGAATCTGTTTCACAATCCATATATTCACTTTTTCGTTTGTCTGAAAAGCAAATCTTTAATATATGTTTTTCAAAATCTCTCTTGAATCCGTATTTTAATAACGTATTATAAATATTCTCAAAATCGCTTTTATTCTTGATAAAATTAAAACGAACTTCTAATTCTAGATTTGACTGAGATAAAACAGTTTTATTGAAAATGTTTAAAGTTTCAATTATACTCATATATATATCTTATATACATTAATTAAATCAATTTTATATGTTTAAAATAGTTAACTATTTGATCGTAGAGTTCTTTCTTGGTTTTTCCATTTATATTCATATAACTGGAAATTTCTTTTAAATCTTCTAATTTATAATAACTTATACTTTTTAAAGGTTTGAATATATCTACTATTTTATATTTTATACCTTCAGGTTTACTACACCATTCACAATTATGAGACAAATAATATATGGTATCATTATTTATAATAAACTCGTAATAACAATGTTCTGAAAACCATACAATATTGATATTCCATAGTTCACATAAAGCACTTAATGTAAATAATTGTATATTAGAATTTTGTAAATCTTCTAATATTTTATTTTTTGTTTTTAATGATAATTGTTCTATTACCTTTATTTTTTCTAATCGTTCATTATATTTATTTAAAAATAAATTTTTCTCATTTAGTTTATGATAAATTGTATAAAATAGTTTATCATAGACTTTAATAACAGCTGTTTTTTTCTTTTTAACATGATTTGTTATTTTAAATTTTGGATTAAAAAAATGTTCATGATTTAACATAATTAGTATATATTCATATATTTAAATCTTTTTTTATTTCATTCATCTTCTCTTCCACTGAGTTTATATCTTCTTCTTTTTTTTCAATATATTCAATATATTCTTTTATCTTATATATTACGCTATCGTCTAATTTATCTATTTTTATAAATGTTCCATTAATATTTTCACTACAATGATTATAATTATCTTTTAATATTATTTTTAAAATATTTAAGTGTTCTTCTTTGCCATAACCTTCTATTTTTTTTACTAAATTTTCTAAATTATTACTCATAATAAATATATATTTATATTATGTTTATATAATTTCAGCAATAATACTAATAAATGTATCATTTAATTCAAAACGATGTCCTAAAACCTTTACTCTTATTTCATCCAATTCATTATATTTATCCATATCAATATGTGAATTATGTTCATTACTAATAAATATATTCATTGGATTATTTTCTTCTTGAATTATACATCTAATTCCTATTTTATTTATATTCTTTATTATACACGTTAATTCCATATCCTCATAAGGCATACACGATTCTACTTCAAATACAACTATAAATTCAACATTTGTGCCGTATAATAAGCCAGATGAATAATGTAATACTTTGGTTGTGTTATCTTTTATATATCCTTCATTACGACATTTACCTTCCATATGGGTTTCAGAGTAATATTTGAAATAAGTTTCCATATCTTTACCTATATTATTAAATGGTACTATTATTCTCTCATGAATAAGTTGTTTTTTAAATAAGTCATCCATATTATATTATTAGTATTATATATTAATCAATTTTTAATTCTTTTATTTCGTGTTTATAATAAAAGTATTTTGTATCTTTGTCTATTTCTTCTAAATGACGTAAATATAATTCGAATATTATCTTTGAATCTATAACGTTAGGCAATTTTGTAGGTTTAACTATAGCATGTTCGTTTCTTTCTTTTATTAAATCAACTATCATATCATAAACTTTTTTATTTTTAGCAGGTTCTTTATTTAAAATATCTCTATAAGCGAATTCAGGTCTTTTAATTTTCCGGGTTTGAGATATTAATTTTATATATCCAAAATATGACCCATTTGTTTTTTTGTCTCTAAATACAGGTTCATTGTCTGTTTTTTCCCATGTGTCATTATCTAATTTGTATACTTCTATTATACCTCTTTTATCTACATCATCCGTCATCGTATTATTTAAAATAATAAGATTATCATTTACATATTTATTATATATTATATCTTTTATAGGTTCATTTGTTAAATAATTTAATAAATGGAGTTGTTGTTTGATATTTAAATAATCGAAGTTTCTTTCTACAATTAAACGGTTTAAGGTTTCATCATCAAATATATCCAAAAATGAATTGGATACTTTTTCATCGTACAATTTTTTATAACTTTTTATTTTATCCATTAATTCTTTAACCGACTCATTGAATGTTTTATATAATTCATCTACTTCAGTTTTTATGTATATGGGTTCCATTTCAAATTTATCTTCTCTTATAACTGGATTCATAATTTCTTCACTCGTAATATAGTCATAATTTTCTATATCAGGATTAAATAATAACAAATCATGTATTTTTATTATTTTGCCTTTCTCATTATATTTATCGTATAATCCTTCATGCATTAATTGGTCAATCGCGTATTTATATTCTTCTATTTTCATAAATGGGTATAATTGTTTCATCTGCGCTTTTAATTCATTGTCTATATATATATGTTTTTCCTTAAATTTTAATTTTAAACTATATATAATTTGATTATGTGTAATATGTTTATAGTTATACGTTGATTTATCTAATGGATTATTTGTTTGTAACTCTTTATTTATACAAACAAATTCACATATTTCTTGATAATCGCAAATATTAGTAAATGGTTTATCTTTTATAGAATAATCCTTGATTTTATTTCCATTACTCAATGTTAAATCAATTGTTTTTTCAAGTTTCGCAAAATCTTGTTGATTTTCATTTAATAAACAATCTACGGATACTTGTTTTAATATTTTAGATATATCTCCTATTATTTTATTTTTTTTTTCACTTAATCTATATAAATACATGTCAATAGGTTCCATATATCCTTTTTTTGTTTGGAATGGACTAGTGCTATGTAAAAATACTTCTACATTTCGTTTATGGATTGGTAAATCTTTATGACTACAATTTCTACGAGCTCTTCCAATGACTTGTTCTATTCTGTTCATATTATACCATGGTTCTAGTATATGAACTTGTCTAATATTTTTTAAATCAATTCCTTCTGTACCAGTTTGTGATATAATTACAACTTTTACCTTTTCACCATTTATATTATCATTTGTTAATGCCTGTATTTCTTCATTTATATCAGGGCTTAGTTCTTTATTACCACATATAATAGAATAACTATAACTATTCTTTTCATTATTGATTAAATTTAATGTTTTTGAACCAAACCTACTATATCCCATTTCTTCTAATGATAAGGCCATAGGTAATACTCCATAATATATCCATTGTGAATATATTAATATAATTCCTTCACTATTTTGAATATGATCTAATATAGAATTTATTTTCGCACTATATTCCCCTATATTTTCTTTTTTAAATATAGGATTTGATGTATCTTTATAAGTAAATGAATGCATAACTTTTGGTTTATTACCTAATTCCCATGACATTATATCATTTATACCAGTTGGTACATCTGTAACATCTTCTTCTATCAAATCAACTAAATGATTATCATCTGGGTTAATTACATCTATTGGGTAAGATATATTTAAACATTGTAATGGTCTTAAGGTTTCGGTATAGTTAAGGGAATCTGTTTTACCCTTTTTTTTATTTAGTTTTGATATTAATTCCCAATAATGTTCCTTTTGACTTTTATTTATTTTTGACAAAAATAAATCTAAATATTCAATGTTATTTTGTAAAGGTTTATTATTAAATAATATAGTTGGTTTATTTGTATATTTCATATATGAGTTTTTTTCATCAAATAATTGAGGAGGAATTAAATGTGGAAATGTATATGGATTTTCACCTCTTACATAAGATATATATCCGGTTGCCATATGAATTAACTTTTCTATTCCGTCTTCTTGAAATGAACCATCTAATTTAAATACCTCGTTTTTTTTTATCTTTTTTTGCTTATCATTTAAATTTAATATATTTAACATAAATATAATTTCTTCCGCACCATTAAACATTGGAGTTCCCGTTAAAAATATAAGTTTCATATATTTTATTTTAGAAACTAAGTATTCTAATCTTTGAGCTACTTTCTGCATTTCATTTTTATTTTCTCCTTCCTTTATTGTTCTAATATTATGTATTTCGTCAATTACTATCATTCTATCTTCAAATTCTATTTTTAATTTTTCGGGATTTTTTGAATATTTTTCTATTATATTAGCAAACTCTACATAACCTCTAAACACATAATATTTTCTAATAAGTTTTTTAATTTTTTTAATAATTGTTTCTATATCTAAATTATTTATTTCTGATAACCCAATTTCATCTAATAAAGTTGACCCCAAACAGCCGTGTATAATCCACTGTCCGTTTATTTGTTTCAATTTATTTTTATCAAATAACTGTAATTTAAAATTTTCTTGAACATTACTAGAAGCTACAATAATAATAGGTTTGAAATTCTTATGATATTTTATATATTTACGTGTTTCTTCTGTAATTCCAATGGCTGAACATGTTTTCCCGCTACCTAATCCGTGATATAATAATAATCCATTATAATAACTATTATAGGATATAAAACGTTTTACAAATTCTTGATGAGGCGCCAATGTAAAAAATGATTCATTACAATCTTTTTCACTTGAATCGTATTTATAATCGAATTCTTTCTTTTTACTGATTTTCAACTGAAACTTTTTATCTTTAATTGTCGGATAAGAAACGGACGATATAGCATTTGAGACACCATTTTTTACTTTTATCATTACAATACAATAAGAAAATACTTTATATATATTTTTCTATTTTTTTTAATGCGTCAAGACACGCCAATTGTTCTGCTTTTTTTTTTATTTTATGTACACCTGTACCAAAATGTATATTACTATTTGGTTTTATATTATCTAATGATTTTACTAAATCAAAACTTATAGTAGATGACGTTCCAAGACATAAATATACACCCATCGTATATCTTAATTCTTCATCTTGATGAATTATTTTGTATTCCGGTGTACATTTAAATTCTTTTTGTATTTTAACTTGAAATATATTTTTATAATTATCATCATTCTCTAATATTTCATTCCAATCCACTAAAGCGTTATATACATTTTCTATAAATAATTGACAATATTGAATACCATTTCCCATCAAAAATGTTTCATCATTTGTCTCATTTGTATCTAAGAATAAAGCACCTAAAAACGATTCAAATAAACAACCTAGTTTTTTGTAATTACACCTATTCTTTTTCTCTTCACATTGTTTAGATAATAATAACCATTTATGTAATCCAAGCTTATAAGCAAGTTTTCCAATATGGTCATTTTTTACCAAATTTATTTTTTTTTCAGTCATAAAACCTTCGTCTGCGTCCGGAAACCTCTTATATAAATAATATTTAGTAATAATTTCTAATATACCATCTCCGATAAATTCAAGTCTCTCATTTGAACTTTGTTTTAATTGAATACAATTAAATGGACATACTACATAATTCATATTAGGTTGTTTTATATAAGAACTATTCACAAACGCCCGACTCCATATATTCATATCTTCTACTTTATGATAAATATTGTATGTTGATAACAGAGTCTCAATATCTTCTTTTTTTATTTGAATATTTTTTTCATTATAAGGATTTAATATATCTTCCATTTATGAATAATATATTTTATATTTATATTATAAAATAAAATATTATACATATATATATGCCTTATATTGCCAACATTCAATCTAGAGTTAACCATACTGACGCATGTTCTTCCGGAAACAAAGAAGCTGGATTAGTAAACGGATGGGAATATGCTAGAATACCGCGTAATATTTTAAAAAGTAAAACTCCTACTGGACTATTATTTTCGGTGAATGGTAGTGCCAATCTACAATGTTGTTCCGCAAATCAATCGGGAGGTTGCCGTCCATATGTAAACCCAAGAGGACGTAATAATACGAACTAATTTAAAGGTATAATGACAAAGTATATATATGTGTTTTGTCATTATAGATTCGCGCGAAAGTGAATTAATTATTCAGTCAAAACTTATTTTAGGAGACAAATTTGACGAATCTGTCAAAATAGAAGCACTACATTTAGGAGATATTATGATTTCAGATAAAATTATAATTGAACGGAAACAATGGAGTGATTTAGCATCTAGTATTATAGATGGTAGATATAAAGAACAAAGTACCAGACTTTTACAAGCAAAAGAAGAAGGATATACTATTTATTATTTTTTAGAAGGAAATTTAGATTTATATAAACCATATGGTATTTCTAAGGATACTTTAAGAAGTTGCGTTTTTAGTTTAACTTACGAAAAAGGCTTCTATGTGGTTATGTCTAAATCACCTAGAGAAAGTGTTGAATATATATTAAAGTTTAAACAAAAACATGAAAAATATAAATCTACACCAATTACAAATACTATTGTATCGAAAAAGAAAAATTCACAGATTACTAAGGAAAATATTAGCGAACTTATGATATGTCAAATACCTGGAATAAGTACAACCACTTCTAGAATATTATTAACTAAATTTAATAGTCTACAAGATATTATGAATGAACTCAATACAAATACATCTTTGTTTGAAGATTTTACTTATTTAAAAGATGATAAACCAAAAAAATTAAATAAGAATATAATTGAAGTATTAAATCATTTTCTGCGTAAATAATTAGATGGTTCAATATTTTGACTATTTGGGTATAATATCATTTTGTCGTTTCCTATACCTATCATTTGATTTTGATTATCAATTCCAGGCAAACTATTTTGATTATAGGGAGGATCATCTCTAGAAGCATCTAATATTTTAGGTTCACGCGTTACTCTAGGCATACTATGATTCATAGATCCTATAGGTATATCTGTATCAAAACTTGGTTTTATTTCGTACAATTCTTGTCCTTGCGTATCAAATACTTTTTCTAAATATAAAATAGGACAATCTAATTTATTTTTTTTTTGCCACCTTACATATTCTTTATAGTCTTCTATGTTATCCAATAAAATAGGATTTACTCCTGGTATTTTTGCCATTTTAGGATTGTAGACCATTATTTGTTCGCCATTTTTTATCATGGTTGTAGGACATTGACC